ATGGACCAGCGTAGTTAGCTGTGAAGTAACCAGAGTTAGTTACAGTGTAACCAGCGGTTGCGGCCAAAGTACCGTCTGTATCGATGTCAGAAGCCAACTGCACAACAGCTGGTTCAATAACACGCTTAGAGAAGTCATCCAAAGACAAAGATTCTTCTTTGGTGCTGAAGTTAAGGATAACGTTGCGCTGGTTTTGTGCAGCGATGTCCTTAAATGTTTCGGTGAAGTTCTGTGCGCCTGCTGCTGGACCAAGTGTAGACTGGTAGCGAACTGGAACACGGATTCTTAGGTTGTCACCAATCTTTGCGCCGGTGACAGCGTAGCTTGAATCGAAATCACGTATGCAACGGTTTCCGATACCTAGCTTATTCTTAAGAATGATCAAAGCTTCAGCTGTGATCATGTCGATTGTTAATTCTGTATTAGTAGTCATTTTTGTTATCTATCCTCTTCGAAACTTGTTTAACGCTTAAATCTGTCGGGCCTTTGTTCTTTTCTCGCAGCTTCGTAACTCTTAAAGTCCTTAGGATTTAGTTTCAGTCCGGACGTTGGTCCGCTGACACCTTTTGCCAAAGACTTTCCAGGTGGCTTAGCCTGAGAAATCGTGTTTGTTCCTGAAGAAGATTGCTTTTTGCTTTCAAACTTCGCTTCTAACTTTCCGATAAACGTCAACTGTGATACTGCGGACATCTTTGAAAACTTTTCTTTCAGACCGTCGTCAGATGCAATTTCAAATGCAATCTGCGGTCCAAATTCACTTTCTACAATTGCGGCTTTTGATGTGTCCCAAAGTTTGAAACCTTCATCATTCGTCACTATTTGAAAGTCACCAGGTGCCAAGCCCAATTCTTTTTCTAGCTTCGTTCCCTTCTCTGCGAAAGTTTCGTAAGCCTTCTTGCTTGTTTCCTGTGCAGTCTTCGCTTTAGTCGTCTGGTCTCTTTCAAACTCACGCTTGTCATACTTCCAGTCACTTAAAGCTTCTGTGTATTCATCAATGCGTTTGAAGTCTTCTATTTTTGGCTTTGGCTTATCGAATGTGGAACTTGGTGCGGCTTGTTCCTTCTCGGCTTGCTTTTCAGCTTGCTTTGAAGTTTTACCAGCGGCTTCCAACTCTGCTATTCGAGCCTCTAACGCTTTCTTCTCCGCTGTTATGCGGTCAAAACGCTTTTGAGCCTTCTTAGAAAGTTCAGACCTTTCAGTGTCGTTTTCATCAGTAGAAGTTGTGGTTTTTCCTTCACCAGAAACTTCTGTTTTAGCTTCTTGACCCTTTTCTGTAGTTACGGTTGCTGATTCCGTCTTTTTCGTATCTGATTCGCCAAATTTCTTTGCGAATGCAGCTTGATACTCTGCTGAACCTGGTCTGAGGCTGCGCAATTCAGGGTCTTTAGTCACTGCTCGAACAATTGCAGGATCTAGTTTCACTGGAGCGCTATTAAGAACGTCGGCCATGTTATTTCCTTAACAAGTAGGTAGATAAACCATGAAGCAGCACCTTCAAGCGTGGTCAGTTGGGTAACTGACAACGGTATTTAGCAGCGGAAGAAATTCAGCCGTTTATTGGCTGACGATTGGTCCGCCAACACCAGCTAGACCAGGCTGAACCTGTGGCTGTGGTTGTCCTGGCGCTGGTGGTGCTGGCAATGCAGCTGGTGGCGCTGGTGGTGAGGCTGCTGGCTGAGCCGTTGCGGCAATGCTGGTGCTTGCTGTGTCGTCAACCTGCTTGGTTGCCTCATACAAAGACATGATGTGACCAAAACGCGTGTCAATATGGTCCAGCTGAATCTTGGTCTTCTCCAACACAAGCTTGTCTTGGGTGTTCTGTCTCTCAGCAATCAAGTCATTGCGCTGTTTCTGAAGTGCAAACATTTCCTTGATGTAGATTTGCTGAGTCTTGGCACTGTGTGCAATTGCTTGCGTGTCGTTCTTTTGTTTTTCCTGCTGATAGGCTTGCGTCAAGGTGCCAACATGCTGGTTGGCAACCTGAAGCTGTTGCTGTAGCTGCTGAACCATGACCCTGGCCTGTGGAGGCAAGTTAGGCTGACCCTGTGCAGTGTGTAGCTGTGGCATGGTCATAGCCTGCCAAGCCTGAATTCTGTCCTTGAATGTTCCGGCTGTGTCCCAATCCATAGCACCAGCCAACAAATCAGCAATGACCGGCATTAGTTGCGGCTCGACAGCGGCAAACTTCAACATAGACTCAGACATTTGAGCCTTTTTGCTTGCGAAGGTAGGACCAGTGTCAATGACACAGTCATAACTGCCAGCGTTCTTGATGTCATGCGCCTTTTGCTGACCATTGGTTGTGAAAAGTTGGTTGATCTTGACCAAGTCTTCTTCATCATCGAGACCAACAATACGAATTGTCCTAGGTGTGTCATAGATCTTTGGAATTAGTCGAAGGATCAGAGAACCAAGCCTCTTCATTGACAACACAAGGTTGTCTGAGAAGTGGAAGTTGGATGTTTCACCGTTCTGTGCAAGGGTCTGAATTGCAGAACCGGACTGACGGTCCCCCATCGCTTGACCAATGCCAGCTTCATAAATGCCAACCGTGGCTTTTATGTTCTGGTTCATGACTTGGGTAGCAGCCATCAGCTGTGTAATAGCCGGTTCTATTGCGTCACCCCTTGTTGGTGGTGGCAATGGCTTCTCATTCGTACCGTCATAGGCTTTGTAGTAAAGAATTGCGTGAGGGTCTACGTTAGAAGTCTCCCAACGTCCGCGCATAGGTTCAGGAATAGACTCAGCAGCGGCAATCCAAGGTGATTTGTTAGACGCGTCAATCTTTCTGATTACTGTTGAATTCAACAGATTGACCATCTTCTGTGAATCCTTTGAATAGCGGATGATTCCGTGAATGTCGCGTCTGCCGTCAACTACTTGGTCAACGCCAACAACGCCAACAAATGGGAATTCAGAGTCATTCCATTCACCCCTGTCCAGGATTTCAGCGCCATTGGTGACAATCCAGCAGACTTCCTGCTGTGTAACTTCACGCCACCTGACTACTTTGGCCAATCGATCGATTGGCACCATGGTTTCTGTGATTGGATATTCTGAAGAGGGTGAACCGTCAGCTTGCTTGGCTGAAAATGCGGCCCGCATTGCCTCGCGTTCATCCTGTGAATATTCAATCTTTGGGTTTAGGTCTTCGTCAAAGACTTCTGGTTGTCCTTCGTCATTGATCCTGACGCCAAATTCATCTAGAAAGCCGGTTGAGCCATCTTCGAAGGCTGCAAAGTGGCGAATGGTGGTGTCTTTGTACCAATACTTGGCAACAGTCACCTGGTTCTTCTTGATCCAACTCAAGCCAATTGCTTGACCCATTCCGGACCAGTCAGCAAAAGACGGCTTGTTCAATTTGCTCTTAGAATACTTTTCTGAATATTCATCCTTGTCCATGACTTCGAATTCAAACCAGAACTGAGCGTCAGAAAAATCTGGCATTTCTGCATTGAAGTCAGGAAGAATCTTCATAGGGTCTTTCACACCCCTGATGTAGATTTCCTGGTCAAACGTCAATTCACCGTTCTGGGTGCAATAGTCGGTTTCAAGCTTCATGAAACCAAAACCAGGCACCAAGGCACCATGAGAACCAGCGGCCCAAAGGTATGCTTGCTTAGCGTTTGAAATGTGTTCTATGTGGCGGACCATTCCTTGAAGAACCTTTGCGGTTTCCTCTGATCCTTTTTCATCGGTGGCATGAACATTGATTCCAATGTTTTGTTGCCTGATGTTGTTTTCAACTTGCTGCACAAAGTTAGGCAACATGTTGATTGTGATTTGTGGAGCACCATTCCTGCCACGGTTGGCGCGGCTCGCAACTTCGTCATACTGCCTGTCAGAAAAGAACTTCTGATCTGAGATAGCTTCCCTTCGGATATCAGCCCAATTGGTGGAAGTGGTTAGGAACCTCTGGCGGGCGGACTTGATTAGCTTTTCATCGTCTTCACTGAGACCGGACATGATTCCGCGTTCAAGAAGGCTTCCTTTTGTGTCTACAGGCTTCATTATTTTTCTTGTTCAAGTTAGGTGCCTGTATTTATTCACCTTAGAAACCGTATAAAGCCCATTCAGGCTGGTTGCGCGGCTCGTACTCACGGTTGAACCTGGTCAGTTCGGCTTGAACTTCAGGTTTGGACTTAGCAACCTTAATTCCTGACATCATCAGGTAGCGCAACGTATCCATTGCATGATCCGCGCCTATCGGCTTACCCTTTTCATTTCTACGGTAAAGCAAGAATTCCTTTTTGGTGAATGAACAGATGTTGAAGATTTTTAATTTGTCGGTGACTAGCGCGTTAAGAACGGTGGAGATACCTGGTTCAATGCTATTAATCGCTGACAACAGCTTGACGTTGTATTCAGTGCTGTAGATGTTTCTAGTGTGCTTGCCGTCTGCGGTTGAAGATCCACCGCCAGAAGGGTCACAGACTCCAGGAATGACAAAGCCAGCCCTTTTGTGATGTGCATCGATGATTGATGCGTGAACCATTGGTGGAAGATCGGCTAGATAAGATTCCGCGTAGACATACGTGACCCCTGATTCAGGATCGACAGCGGCCCAAAGAATGGCTGTTGGATCTTTGAAGCCAAAGTCCATTGCAAAGCAACGCTTCCAGTGTTCAGGAATTGGAATTGATTCGATGAAGACGCGTGCAGGGTCAACCGGATAGACAACACCAGCGCCTAGCTGTGGGATTCCCTTTTCTCTAGCTTCACGCTGATAAGCTGGGAAGCTGTCTAGAATTTCCTTTCTGGTCTCTTCGGAAAGATGCGGAACATCTTCCATTTCAATTCGGCTGTAAAACTTGCCTGGACCCTTTTCACCCTCTGTGATGTAGTCACCTTCTTCACCTAGGAAGTTGAAGACCGTGTCTGACATACCTTCCAATGGTGTGAAGGTCATCATTAGCATTGACTCACCATCACCGTTTGAACGGGTCATGGTTCGCATCAAGCATTCTTGGTAAACGTCTAGTGGTGGTTCTTCGTCAAGCCAGATGCAGCGTTCAGTTCCTTCAAAAGCCTTGCGGCCCTGGTCATAGGAACGGAAGCCAACTTGTGAATAGCCTCCAGTGATGTGCTTAACCCTGAAGTCTGTGATGCCCGTGTCAGCCTTCTTAGCGGCTGTCATGGTGTCCAGGTCTAGAAGATTCTTTGGAATCAGCCCTGAACCAAAATCACCAACCGGACCCA